AGATTTGAACGAAGTCATCACCAACGACTGCAATTTTGTTACCGTGCAGGTACACAGTAGACTCGTTAGTTTCAGGGTCGAAGGTAACAGCAGTGTTGTCACATTGCCAGTTCAGGTTGTTAGAAATAGCGTTGTTCATTTGCTGTTCGATCTTACGCATGAGTCTGTGTCGTTTGAACTGAAGTCATTATAGGCACGGGGTCCGCCGCTTTAGGGTCGGTGGTGTGCCAGTTCCCCAACTGTCCCGCGCAGCCGCCCTGAGTATAAAGAACTCTACGCGAGTTGTTGATACATAACGTCTTTCTCAATTAGACGCAGGTTGTCAAAGTTCCATGCCTCATTGATAACATCTCCCTCTACAGTAAACAACTCTGAAACCCAGTAATCATGGATCATTTGATTAGTGTCGATCAAACTTTCCAGACCCTGATAGATTGCAGCGGTAAGTTCGGATTTGTTCATTTTGTGAAGAACCAGAGAATGATTAACGAACCGATGATGATAGTAGACATCAATCAAGACCTAAACGGAACTTGACATCTTCGTGCTCAAAATACACTTCGGAGATGTCTTCAATCAGAGAATCTGTGAGATCAATGTTATACTTTTCGCAGACAAAATCACATGCAGTGTTAAGATCAATCATCGGGTTGTCGTCAATGAAACCACGAAGATCGGGAGCAAAAAAGAAGTCGGTGTTGTTCATGAGTAAAGATTAGAACGGATCAGGGCAAAGGTCAATAGGTTGGGGACAGTCCCCTGACCGTCACATCCCGTTCAGGAAGTCCGCCATCGCCTCTTCGTACTCTTCGAAGGTAGCGAAGCGGTCAGCGAACCGAGCAGGCACCTGACGGGTGCTGGGTTGCGCCTCAGGCAGGTCACGACCCTTGGCGAGGATCTGGAGTTCGTAGGGGTTGGAAGTGGTTTTGTTCATGGGACTATCATGCCCCATCCTGCCCGACCCCGTAGTTCACGCGGATACAAAACGGGAAATTAACTCATCACCCGTGCTTATGGTTCAGCGCCGACTGATACCCCCCCTTCTGATACGAATTCGTATCAACGGATATCCTGCCCATACGAATCCGTAGCGGGCGGCTGCCCAAAGTATAAAGAACTCCCCGTGAGTTTAGTACTTATAAGTGCTCAAGTTACGGGCAGGAACATGATACCCATTGTCGGGGTTGTTGGTATCATAAACCCACAGCAACTCATCTTCGTTTGCTTTATACTTTTTGAACCCGAACATCGGCACCAACTTTACAACCAACTCACCCCAGTAGTAGTTAGTTTCGTAGTCGAAGATCTCAGGGAACATAAAACTTTTTTGAACTTGAGATAACAATACCCCCTCACGGCACGAACCGCAAGGGGGTGTGTGACACTAATCGAACTGGCACATTATATTTCCACTTCGTATTCTTTTACCTTACAGTGAATATCTTCACCTGGTTCGAGTTTTAATAACTCACGCCATTTTATATTTTCCAGATGTAAATCATCATAACACATGATGTCTAGTGTAACAGTAACTAGGCGCTTGTTATGTATGTACATGTGTCTAGATGTGCGTTTGTGCGTATAATCTAGTGTGCGTATCTAGATGTGTATATCTAGATACGTATTATGCATAATGACGATACGCAAGTGTGTCATAATCTTGTGCATCTCGTGTGTATTCCTCGTCGAGATCTTGTGCATCTAGTTGAGCATAAAACTCGTAGAACGCATCCTCGTCGAGATTGTAATCTTGTGCGAAAGTATAGTCGAGATCGTAGTCGTCGTACATAATTCTCGTCGAGATCTGATGAACGCTTTGTTATTGTAGCATATATCTAGTCGAGATTCAACCTTTCTAGGTATAAGTCTCGTCGAGATTCATAGTGTTTATTTATAATGCTGTGTGAAATTATGTGTGGGTTCTGTGACTTTTCTGCGGGCGTCAGACTTGACAACCTGCGCGTCTTATGATACGCTCGCTAAACTCACAAGACCAGGAGACCTTTACACATAATAATAGGGCATAAAACAATACGAATTCATATCATTATTCAGTCTTATTATGAATACTTATTGAGACAAATAAGAAACACATTTATATTAAAAAAGGTATTTAATTAATAAAAAACCCCTAAAAAGGGGTAAAATAGGGGTTAAAACGTATATTATGGGTATCTCGAATCTATATCCTTTAAACGTTCTATGTTACCATATCTCTTTACTCTATCCTTCAAGTTACCCATACTTGGTTCTACTGTACGAATACCATACTTGCTATACTTATAGGGTAACTGGTTTTCCTTCTCTAATGGTGCTAACTGTGCTTTCTTTACTTCCTTATTCTGAAAGGGTTTCATATACCTATCATCATAGTCTTTCTGATACTTTTGTTCAAGACCTTTCAGTTGACCTTTTATCTTCTCTTCTCTATGCCTATTAACTTCTAATATAAACTCTGAATAGTTTTTCATCAGATAACTCCTGTTGCAGTGAACCTTGAATCATAATCAGGTTTCATTGGTACAATAGGCATATTTGTACTTATAGTCTTTACTTCTTTCTGTTTCTGTTTATCTTTTCTTTTATAATCTCTTACCGTATCAAGTGGAGAACGTATTGGATCTTCTTTTGGTCCTGGTATATATTGTTTCGTCACATTAGCAGAGTATCCTGTACCTATTTCCTCTGGACCTACAATAGGTGTTGGATACTTACTAGGTAACTTAGGTGGTAAGTTTCTATAAGGCAATGGTCCACCTAACTGTGACTCAGGCATGTACTCATCTGCTAAACCTATTCCACTGATACCATACCTTTGCCCTGGTTTGTATCTCATCCTCTTTATAATCTCATCACCCATTTGTACCTTGACTGATAATGGTAATGACTTAAGAGTATTAGAATATCCTTGGGACATTCTTTGTTGTAATGATGGAGGTTTTGGTTTTAACCTATCCATGAAGTCTCGGAACGTTGTTGGTGTTCCTGACCTTGTAGTTTTATTTGATAACCTTCTTTGTGCTGATGATAGTCTTGTGGTTTTGATAACTGTATCAACCTTAGTAGGTAGTCCTTCAGGTTTAACCTTATCAGGTTTGGTTGGTAACTCTACCTGTTTATTCCTTAAGGCACGTTTTAGGTCACGGCGAAAGTTTAGAAAACCTCTCCTATCACTACCACTCTTTGGTGCTGGTACTTGAGCACCTGATTCATGCTTCCATATCTCATGCTTACCAGAAGTTCTATCTAACTTGAAACCAAGTTTCTCTGCTTCCTGAGCATATTTCTTTTGATCTCCTGCTTCCTGTAGATAAGACACAATACAATGGAATTACTTCTCATCATATTTATTTGCTCGCGTTTTGATATAAGTGAGTTGATGATAATACTCAGGGAAACATAATACCAAAGTATGAGTCTTTTGATGGATAGGACAGTTTTGAATGTCCTCTGTATCCTTACACTTAACTCCAGTCTCAATAGTAATATACTCTGAGTCCTTATAATATACCCAACCTTCTACTGAGTGTTTTTCTTTGTTCCATTGAACATAGTCATCAACTTCAGGCGTATAAGGCATATTCTAATGGGTTAAGGTTGAGGGGCATAGATGTATAAGGAGACGTATTAGATAATTCTACTACATCTCCTACTGTTTTTGAATTAATAGGGGCATGGAACTGTTTGGTTTTTGTATTGTAGAAACCCCAGATAGTTTGAGTTGGAGTACCACCATTGTACACAAACTGACGATGACATAATAACCAAATGGCTAGAATATCACGTTTAAATTGCACCGCCTCATAGGAATATCCCTTAGGTGGTTGGTGTGGTATCAGGGATAGCACGCAGTCGGTTAGGATTTGTTCCTTCACTAATGAGTTCCTCTAATAATGCTGATGCTTGCTCTTTGTTCAACCCAGTAGACTTTCCAGGAACAACTTCCCATCCAGTTGTTACAAACTCTTCAACACGATACAGTTTTTCCATGACTCTTTATGTCGTAAATGTTTCTACAATACCTGACGGTGCTTCATTATTCGCTAATGCTAATGTTGCTGCATTAGTGACCTTTTCCATAATCAGGTTGTCGTATTTATCATCACATTCATTACGCCACTCAAGTAGAATATCATGACATTCAACATCATTCTCAGCAATGACTGTTAATAAACCACCATACTCTGATGTAGGAAATGGCACCCAATAATCAACCAAATACAGGTATTTCATTTGTGTTTGTAAGTTACTTCTCAACTCTATTATAGTTCTTTGTACTTGTCAATAGTGATAACTGCCGACACATTTCAATCTGAAGTGTAATGAGTTTGTTCTTCATAAACTGCTCATACTGGTTTCCTTGAATCAATGAAATAATGTTGTTCGTTTGCATCAATGCTAAATGCAACTTTGCTTCTTCAGTCAAAGGAACTCCTCCATCAAATAATCTACAGTAACCTCCATTTTAGCAGCAGTTGACTCTAGGTATTCATCAACAAGTTCAGGCGCATCCTCTTCCATAATAGCAAGAGTTTGATACCACAACTTAGTAGGAAGGGATGACATCATTTCGGATTCCAACTTCTGTTCGGTCAAGAGTTTCCCAGATACTGTTGAGTTTGTCATACAATGCAGTCGTTGATCCATACTCCTTAGCAATGAGGTTTTCGTCTCTGTGTTGTAGTAACTGTAATGCAGATAAGATAACTCCTATCTCATGCACATTCAAATTAACATCAACATTGTCCATTATTCCTCCATAAGACTACTCCATTATACCACATCTGCAAAGTTTGGCACCCACCATACTTCACATTCTTCACCATCAAACCACTCCTGAAACTCCTCAAATACTGCACGACAGTTGTCCTCTTCATTAGCCTCAGCAAAACATTCACACAGTCCCCACATATCATCAACAACACTATCAATCAGTTCCATGCGGTCGTCCATCGTCATCTCAGTGTTGTTCATGTCAGTAAGTCTGTGAAGAGGTGAGTTTTTCATGAAGTACAACTAAGTCAAACACATTTTGTTGTACTTCACTTAAGTCCTGAGACTCAAGAAGTTCCAGAAGAATCTTAATCTCCTTCTGTGAAAGTTCCAGAGTTTCCATCACTCAACAGGCATCAGGTCATTGAGCATTTCCTCATCATACAAGTCCAGAATCTCTTCCTTCATATCATCCTCACTACAGTCTTTGTAGGAGTCAAGTAACAAGTCAAAAGCCATTTGACACAGACTATCCATGTCCATACCATCAATAATCATATTGATGTAGTTCTCTTTGAGAGCGAAAAGTTGGTCAGCGTTCATGATGTTAGGGTCAGTGGGAAAAGAAACAAAAGACATCAGTAGTCGTAGTTAGCGTTCAGATACTCATTCACATCAAACTTGTTCTCATCATCCAAGTCCTGCAACTCAGGAATGTCGAAGATCTCACCAGGAGCGTCAGCAATCTCAAAGAAGTCGTTCATGTCGTTTCGTTTGAACTGAAGTCAGTATAGGGCAAAAAGGGGTCAGCGGATGTCGCCGTGGACCACTACGTCAGCTGGCACACGGGAGACGGTGTAACGCTGGATCTGATGGGAGAATTGACGCCACTGGTCCACAGTCTCATTCACAATGCGGTTGTGCTGGCGGTCGGCACCCTTGGCAGTGCTGCAACGCTTGCACTTGCGGAAGTAGATGATCGGTTGCACAGAGTCCTTGGTGTCGATCTCAACCTTGTAGAAGACGTTGGTGTTGCTCATCGGGTCGTTCCCTTGACTACCTTAGTAGTATAGGGCATCAGAGGGCAGCAGGAGGTGCCCGTGTGACACTTGTTCAACTGGTCTGGAAGCGTCCGCTGTTGAAGTTGGCGCGACTGAACGCCTCCCGCTGGACTATTTTGAACATTCCAAACTCATTCGCATAAACATAACCCTCAGCATCAATTCGGTCGTATCCCACATAAGCAGTGGGTCCATTATTGCGACAAACCATCAAACAGTCGTCCTTAATAGACTTGACAAGTTTCCACAATCGAATTAGGTTGCGGTCGCAGTCGCAGGCGATGGTCAGTGCCTCTTCGTCCAGGTCGGCACCGACTTTTATGAAAGTGTTAAACACCTTCTTCATTTCCTTCGCTTTCTTATCACTCACAAACTCACAGGTGGTAGACATTTGCTTAGCAAATCCCACAATATCAATTACATCCTCAAACTTATCTGCACCATAAGCAATCCATGCCTGTGGTTTGATAAACTTACAATGATGTGTATCAGTCAGACTGAAGTCCAATGGGCGACCAACTGCATTGCGAAGATCATCCTCAGCATCATAATATGTGTGAGGTGCAACAATGATAGTCTCCCGAATCACACTGGGGAAGACATAGGTAATCGTGTTAGGTTGATACTCATCACTACCACCAACACCGATAAAGTCACCCTGCAAAATCCACGGAGTCCGTGGAAGATAGTCATAGCAAAGGTGAAGAATCTCTGCTACAGGTCCAGTGTGGTTATCATCAATATCCTGATGCGATTCGTTAATCTTAATCTTTACCTTGTTGAATACACTCTTCGTTCCCACAAAGAAGTTACCAGTCGCAGGATTGCGTCCCCATACAATAGCAGGAGCACCATCAATCTTCAGACTCAACTTACCATCGGTGACGAACCAATTCAGTGCCGAAAGGTCACCCGTAAGGATGGAATCTTCGGGGTGTTCGATGTGAGTGTTTTGCATTAGTATCAGGCGCGAACGGTGAAGAACATGTGGTCAGATCCTAGCACATCACATCCAGGACCAGTCCAACCAATAGAACCCATCTTAGTATATTCGTCACTATCTTCTAACAAGATAGTTGCAGTTTGGTCCAGGTAGTGCTCGGGCAACTCATTTAGAATTGCCTTCAACTCCCGATAAGTTCCACGGTTCCAGTCAGTTTGGGGAAGATACATTTCAGTTAAGAACGTGACGGTAGTCGATAGAGTTAATGCACCAACCAGTAGCAGCAGTAATTTCTTCTACAAGGTCATCTTCATCATCTGCATCCCAAACAGTAGACAAAGCACAGTCTACTGCTTCATCCATTTCTTCCTGAGTAATTTCTTCTTCAGAATCGAGTGTGAAGTCAAAGTTAATGAAAGTAACTTGGAATTGCATTAGTTTAGTGCAAAAGACTTGGAGACGAGAACATTATCATTCTCATCATACTTTTCGTAGTTCCAGGTATTGTCTTCAATGTGCATGTAGGTGTGAAGATGACCCTTAGAATCTTCTTTCATGTATGAACCAACTTGCGGGTCATAAATGTAACTAGAGTGAAGAAGTGCAGTTTCAAAAGTCATCATCAAAAAAGTTCGAGTTGGGCAAACATCAGATGGTCATCACAACTATCAGAGTCGTGAAGGTCAAGCATATCAGTATCAACATGCTTGACCAGTTTGCTGAAGAGAAAGTCAACAAACTCTCGGTTCTCTTGTGTAATCATTCTCCAAACATTTCGGTGAAGAGGTCAAGATTCTGGTTCTTGTACTTCTCATTGTTCAACCAGATCTCCTGCTCAATCCAAGCGACCTGGGCACGCGCCTTCAGCAGTTGCTCACGGAGTTCGTAGTTGCGTTGGTTGCGTTCGGTGATGGTCATGTGTCGTTTGCTGATGTGTGTATTATAGGAGGTCCAGGCGCTTCAGCAACCACTTGTGGACCAGTTCGGAGAGTGTCATATCAGCAGTAGACGGGGGAGTAGTCGGTGCCAGCGTATGCTTCCAGGTTAAAGTCCAGGACTTCAGCACCATTTGCAATATACTGGTTGATGTCATAAATGGCATCAGACTTCACTCGGGTGGTGAAAGAAGTCATCTCAGTCTCCTCACCCTTGTGCCAGATGACGCGCTTGACAAAACGCTTGCCGCTGCCCACGGGATAGAAGTCGATGGTGGTGGCGGAGGTTTGGAGTTGCATGGGTTGTGTCCCTGTCGATGCTCTTATTATAGGGTGCTCAGGGCGCTCTCCAAGGCGTTCTGTGCCACTTTTCCAACTGGCACATAGTTAGTTACAAGAACCTCGCTCACGTCGAGCGTAGAGGTGCCTCTGCCTGCTGTATATTTTGCCTCCATCTCAATGATATTACACCCAGCAAAGTTGCTCTCATAGAATCCATCATGGATGTCCTTATTTGAGTATGCAAACTTACATCCAGACTCAGTAAGATACTTTGCTAGCCTTACTTGGTCTTCCTCAGTGAAACCACCTTGATACAACACAACACTGTCACGATACGGTGGGTCAGCATACAACCAGTCGCCTTGACGTGGTTGAACAGCAGCAAAGTCTCCGTTACTGATAGTTGCTTTCTCCAGGAAAGATGCTACGTTGTAGATCTTTTGACGGTTGAAGAACGCTTGCTTTTGTAGACAGGTGCCAGGAGGAGTTGAGTACCTTCCATTACATTTGATGTATGCTTTCCACATACCATTGAAGTTCACCTGCATCATGAACAACAGCAGACCACTCAAATATACATCAGAGCGACCAACATGGTCATGACAATATATCTCACGCAGTTCGTAATAGTATTTCTTACGGTCCTCAACTTCAGAAAGACTCAACCATTTGTTCACACACTCCTGCCACTGTTCTACAACACCATCCACACTGTCGGACAGAGTTGCATACAGCAAAGTCAGTTCACCATTCCAGTCGTTGATGAGAAACTCTTTATCAGGATAGTTCTCAAATACCCACAAGGAGTTAGTGAGACCACCAGCAAACAGATCGACAAAGCGAGTGAAGTTTTCTTGTGGAAAGAAGTGCGGTTGATACTGTTCCATCATCCGCTGTTTAGAACCAGTCCACTTAAACAACGGTTGAATCTTTGTCTTCATGTTTGCACCAAGAATTGATAAATTATACCACGAATGGTATCAGTTTGCAACCTCAACCAACAACTCTTTGGTGAGCATACTGAAGGGGAGAACATGCACATTCTCAGCAATATCACCACGCTCCTGAGATTTCAACAGTTTCTTGGTGAAGAGTTTAGTACACTTATCAGTTTCTTTCTTACCCTCAGTGATGTAAAGAATGGTACGCTCACCATAGCAACCATCGCGGAGTTTCTCCAGGTCGAAGAACACTTTCTCCTCAGTAGTGCCGCTCTTATCTCCACCCTTCAGTTCCAGGATGGCATCAAGTTCGGGACAATACCCATCAGCAAGGAAATACTTGAACCCACATTCTGCATACTCTTCAGGTACATCGTGTTTGATAGTACCCTCGTAAGGAATACCAAGTTTCTGACATTCTTTCTTGGTTTTTACAAACGTAAAACCGTTAGCATTGAAGAACTCCCGCAGCATCAACTCACGCTGTTGTCCAGAACGTGCAGCACCGTGGGCATCGGAGTTGGTTTGGTTCTCGTAAGTCATCGGGTTTCGTTGAATATCTTGTTATTATACATCCTGCATCAGGCGGTTTGGGAAGGACTGTACCAACTCGTCAACTGTCACAAGACCCTTATGTATCAAATAGTCGTGATACAATTCTTCTTCCATATATCGTGCTTCTACTTCGTGTGGTTGATACCAATACTCATAATTATCCACTGGTTCTTTAGAATAACACAATTTTCCGTAACGGGACCGCAGCAGACCATCCACCCATTGCTTCAGGTGGGTCAACTCATGCAAAAGAGTTTTTACATACAACTCCTTGTCCATGTAGGTGTTCATTTCGATCAGAAAGTGACGTGGGCGATAAGACTCACCCACGACATCGCAATAACCATAAACCTGCTCACGATTCAGACCACGATGAACAATATCCAACGTAATCTTGTGGCGTGGGAAATACTTATTCAGAAACCAAGAGGTAACATCCTCACAGAGTTTCTTAGAATAACCGTATCCAGAATGATAGACGTAAGACATGTGCCCCAGTGCATTAACCAAATAAAAGAACCAATGAAGACAATTTTATCTTTACCCGTCAACCCCATGCCTCCGTATATTCATCAAGGTCATCAGAACAAGTTTCTTCAACTAATTGATCGTGAGTCATGTCCTTTAACATAACAAGGTAATCTTCGGGTTCAATATCAACCCCAGGTTCAAAGTCATCATGACAAAGAAACACATACTCATTGAAAAGTGCGTCGATGAGTTGTTCTTTAGTAACGCTCATTGTCCTTGTTGAGATGGTTGAACCAGGGTGAAAAGAGTGCTAGTGCTGCCCACACAACACTAGCAGTAATGATGATAATGTATATCATCGGGTGTAGAGATAACCACCTGCCCAGTCAGCATGTTGCAGCAACCACTCACGTTGCTCAATGATTCGCAGGTCATAACGAACACCTTTTGCAGGTGCTTTGAATGATGCAGACTTATACACTTCGCCAGTCTTCTTATCTACGAAGGCATGAACACTGCGGGAACCAGTGTTGGTCTCCATGATGACTTTGAAATACTTACGCCCTTCTTCAGGGTAGAACTTATAGGCAGGAGCATCATAACCACCAACTTTACCATGGTTACGGGACTTGAAGTTGTCCACCAGGGCATCACACAGCATCAGAGTCCACTTGCGGACATTCAGTTGGATGGTATTGCGGGCGTCCTGCTGGGCGGCGTAGTCAGCGAAGGTGGTGCTCATGGGGTTGGTTGCGTATGTGCTTATTATAGGGCGTCCTAGACGCCTCTGAGAGGGTCAGTAGACCAGTTCCACATCTGGCACCCAGTAGTCATCTTCTTTAAGGTATCCCATCCAGTCTTGGGGGTCACTGTTATAAATTTCAGACTCACGAAACTCTTCAAGCAGTTCAGAAAGATCCACGGGAAAACCTCAGTAACGTTTGATATTATAGCAGATGGTGGACTAATCCACCAGTCCACCAGCAGGAATAGCAACCTGCATCACATTGTGAGGAAGGTAAGGGTTAGGGCGAACATCGTGGCAAGTCCACTCACCATCAACGAAGTGGTAGGTATATTCTGCACCACAGTCATCAGCACCACAGAGGAACTCATTCAAGTCTTTGTAGAGTTTGGGTGCATTATTCTCCAGGGACTCGCCACGCATGGTGTAGTGAAGAGGACCAGTTTCGGGCAGAGTTTCGTTGTTCCAACCTGCATTAGTCCAGGTGCAGGACATGTCACCACCGTCGATTAGTGCGGCAACTTTATCTGCGGTGTCGAAGTTGTCACGCAGCACGCGACCGTTGAACTCGGGGTAACCATCATAGTGGCAGTAGACGCCAAGGATGCTACCGTCTTTGAGTTGCTTGCCGATCAGGGAGCGGGTGCCCATGGTGCCTTTGTTTGAACTGAAGTCAGTATAGGGCATCCATCAGGGCGTTCGACTGCTGCTGTGACAGTTCTTCAATCGTCTCCTGAGCAATGCTGATTGCGTCTGGGTTCACGTCCATCGTGGTGCAATTCCTACCAATGTTAAAAGCGGAAATAGCAGTCGTTCCAGATCCGCAGAAGGGGTCCAGAACCCATCCACCCTCAGGACAAGACGACTTTATCACACGTTCTAATAGTTTCAGGGGCTTTTGTGTGGGATACTTACGCTTATTCTTCTCACTTCTACTGATAAAGTACACATCATCCCATAGATTCTGCACAGGAACACCCTTGGACTCATGAGAATAGATTTTTTTGTAAAGGTTGTTGCTGCCGTAGTGCAAACGGTCCTGGGCGTCCAGTTCTTCCAGTTTTTCCCTTGTTATACGGAACCCATATTGTGGGTTGTAACCTTTGTATTCAAATCGGGCGCAAGGACGACTCTTTTCACCAGTAACTTTGGCGAGAGCATAGTAACCAACTGCGTCCTTGTTTTGGAAACTATTAGCAGCATACACTGGGTCTAGAGAGGTATATTCAACCTCAAAGTATGGACTACCCTTACGGAAGACCATAATGCTGTCTACGATGTTACCCCAACCGTTCTTGATATTGTTCTTTGGACCGCTGCGTTTCCATGAGATATTAGTATAGAAAGCATCACGAATCTTGCGATTAACTTTAGATAATACCAGAGCATTACCAATAAAGTTATTATGACAATACATCCACCCATTCTTATTCAGTTTGGCGTAGGCATTGTTGATAACTTCTGCATACCAGTCGATATAATCATCAAAGGAAGTCCAGGTATCAGAGAATCCTTTCTCTTGACCATCTTCCTCTTGCATAGTAAAGTCCCTCTGCAATCCAAAGGGAGGATCCATATAAACTAGATCAAATGTCTGGTCAACTGTATGCAATTCTTCGACTGGTTTCTGAAGAATCTTGATCTCAGACATGGGAACTCACTTACAACAATACATGATACCATAAAAAAAGGAGGGCGTCAACCCTCCAATCTATCAATCATCGTAGACTCTACACTCAGCAGCATCAGGATGAGTGTCGCAATACAACTCAAGTGGAGTGGGATCGTGTGACTCACCAGGATGGTTTTCTTTATATGCTTTCAGTGCTTCTAGCTCTTCTTCAGTATGACGACGGGACTGTGGAGAGATAGTTGGATCACTCAGAAGTTCCTCATCTTTCTGAATGTGCTTGTCGATGTTTTCCATGTTTTGTATCGGGATAATACTTATTTATTTTTATTAGGGGCAGTTAGACTCTTTACCTTCAAGACTTCGCACCATTAATTCGGCAAACTTCTCCATCTTTTTAGCAGAAACTGATGCTGGACGATAAGTAATTGCCTCTTTGAGAGCAGATAACTCAAGAATTTCTTCTTCTGTTAGTGCTCCGACGCTGGTTTTTGGCAGGGTCATTGGTTTTTTGCGATGTGACCTAATGTTAGCATTTCAATACAATACTATCTAGATCCTTAATGTTGTTTTTGGTATTGCCGTTACAATGCTTTACGGTTTGTCTTCACATCTTGGATAGAAAGTTCCATTTACATAGCAGGATTTCCCTGGTTCATAGAACTTTACCACACTTGGTTTGTTATTGTCAAGGACACAATGATCTCCCTGTCCAGTAGTCAAACCTTCAGCACACATTACTACAATGAAGGGGGCAAGTATTTGAAGACTATACATTGTAACCAGCAGACTTCATGCCAGGAGTCCACTCATAACCACCTGCCTCTTTGATAAGTTTGGCATAAGGATCTGGTTTAGTAGATACAGTTGCCACGCCTTTTTCTGTCTCTTTGATCCAGAAACCATCGGCAGTCATAGTATAACCTTTGGCAACCATCTCATCATAAGAAGCATCCAACTTAGCACGCTTGTCATAGTATTCTGCTTCACGCAGGTTATACTCACGACACTTCTCTTTGTCTGCCGCAGCATCACACATTGCGTTTAGGTCTTCTTCAGTATAGTGCTGAGAGATTTCAGTCTGCTCATTCCAGAACTCTTCCCAGTCTTGTTCGGTTACCTCAAAATTAACAGGACGATGACCTTTCAACAGCGAAAGAAGTTCAATACTTTTAGTCAGATACTTCTTGTGATACTCTACACTCTCATCCACACACTTGATAATAGTATTGTAGATGTCTTGTGGTGTAAGATCTTCACAATTCAAAGCATCATTCACCCAGTTGTCAAGTTGTTCCAAAGAATACTTCTTAT